GAAGAGGAAGTTACATTTAAAATAATTCAAAAACTTACAGGTAAATTAGCTCAAAAAATTAGAACTTATTCTGGTCAAGAAGAAATGAGTTCCAATGATACAAAATACGTAATAAATTCAATTTTATCGGCACTTGATTTAACAACATTGGAAGAAGATGATGTTGAAGATATAATATCAAGATTGGAAGGTGAAGAAGAAGAAATAGATGGTGAGGAAGAAGAAATAGATGGTGAGGAAATGGACACCGAAGGTGAAGTAACCGAACCACAACCTGAGGCTGAAGTGGGAGAAGGTTATAACAACTTTGGAAGAGCATTTAATGATTATCTTGGAGCCGCATACACATCAAAAATGTCTGACAATTTAATGAATGAATTTGATGATGAAGAATATAATGAGTATGAAAATGAATACCCAAGACACGGATCAAGAGAAAAATTTAGAAGATATGATGATGAAGAAACATTTGAAGATCTTTTTACCGAGTCTAAAGTAGATAAAATTATTTCAAATTATTTTTCTGTTGATAAAAATGAAAAATTAATAAAAGAACAAAAACAAAAACAAACCTTAAAAAAATTAAACGAAAAAGAAGTTTATAAATTATCAGAATCTATTAAACAAGAAAGATCTTCTTTGAGGTTTATGGAACAAAATCCAAAAGCAATTTTAGTTGGGTCTACCGTTAATAAAAATTTGGTATTTAAACAAGGTATTAAAGAATTTAGAATAACACCAAACGGACAAGTTATATGAATAAATTAATTTACATAAATGGTATGGGTCCCAATTATAAGGGAGACAACCTTTATGAATTTATATTCTCAGACACGTTAGAAGTTTGGGGAGAAAATTGGGAGTCAAAACCAGCTAATGGTTACCCACTTCCTCCTGATGTTGAATATATTAAACGAGTTGGGATTTTGACTAACGGAGAGATAACATTGGAGTTAGTACAAGACTCTGATGTTTTTTCAGTTATAGACTCAATGGATGGTGTGTTAGCGTTAGGGTGGGAAAAAGAGAATAACAATGTTGATTTTTCAATCGTCAAAAGATTAGTATTTAAATTTGGTGATTCAGAACAAGACGTAAAAGATAAACTATATGAACGAGATATCGTTCTTGAATTCGAAAAAAAAGTGGTATATGAAAACTAAAGATCACGTTTTAAATTTATTATCTCACGGGTTTAAATTTGACACCATAGCAAGATTAAATGAATCACAGGTAAGAGTGTTATCTGAGAAAATTTCTAAAGAGGAAAGTAAGGAACAAGTTACTGAAGTTCCAAATAATAAAACGTATAAAATTGGACCTAAAGGTGGTCAAATTGGTGACCTAAGTATTACTCAAGATCCAGCAACTAAAGAAGTTATGGTTCAAACAAAAAGTCAAATGGAAGAAGATGCAACATTAGATGTTGTTAACGATCCAGATGCTACCGAAGATGGTATGGGTATTTTTGAAAAGTTTGAATCAAAATCACAACAAAGATTGTTCTACGCAAGATGTGGTAATGGTAAAACAAAAACAGAAAAAAAATGGTGTAAATGGGCAAAAGAATCTTCTAAAGAAACTGACTATGAAACAACACCTGAGAAAAAAGAAAAAAATGAATCTGATGAAAAATTTATAGAAGAAAGTATCGTTAGATTGATTGAAAAAAATATTAGACCTAGAATGAGTAAAGGTGATTTAATACGTACTATTAATGAAAAATCACAAGAGTCATCTATGATATTGAAAAACCCATTAAAAAATACTATGTTTTCAAAAGAATCAGGAATTGAAATGAAACGTATGAAAAGACCAACAATGAGAATGCCAGTTATGGGAACAATGGAAGAAAATACCAAAGAAAAAGAAAGAACAAAAGAAAGAACAAAAGAAAAAGGTAAAGAAAAGGATAATCCGTTTAAGAATCCTAACCCCGGAACAAAAGAGAAACCAAGAGGTCATAGAAAAAATATGGAAGAAAATACTAAAGAAAAAGAGGCACCAGTAAAAGATCCAGGAATTAAAACCCCACCAAAAAAGAGAGAAAATCCATTTAAGAATCCAAACCCTGGTACAAAAGAACAAACAAGAGGACAAATAAAAACTAAGGATGAAATGAAAAAAGATTTTATTGGATTAATTAAACAGGCTTTAACTAAATAATAATGAAAGAGAAATATATACAACATTTAATTAATAAGGTTCTTAAAGAAGCTCCTGTTGATTATGGGGATTATCCAGAAAGAATGAACCCAATAACTCAAAGGAATATTGAGAATCCTGAGAAAAATTTATATGGTAAAAATAAAGCGTTTAGAGGTGGTACATCTGATGTTGAAAAAATAACATCAAAACGATTTAAAGATATTGTAGATTACGTTAAACGTTATTATGGTATTGTTGATGATCAAGGTAGACCAAACAAAGGAATTAACATTACCGACCCAAGAGTTAAATACGGAATTCAAGTAGAACAAATGAATGCGGTAGGTGAGGCAATGAGAATTGAATCAAATAAAAAAGACGAATTAAAAGATTTGGCCTTAGAAATTTCGGCTAAAGAAGAAGGTTGGTTACCATATAGTAAAACTTTGGAAGATGCAATGGATGAGGGGTTGATTGAAAAAGAACCATCAAACGGAGCTGGAACAAAATACAAATTTGAATTTATTAACGTTGAGGTATTTTTAAATGAAAAAAGAATTAACCCTAACGAATTTCAAATGGAAAAAGAGGAAGAACCTGAATTTGAAATCCCTTCAAATTTTTCTTTTGATGTTGATGAGTTAACCCCACAAGAAGAATTCCAACTTGAGGTTGAAAAAAGAAACGTTATTAATGCGATTATTCAAGGTAAAGGCAAAAAAGGTCAATTTGCTTTCCAAGCATATAAAGATAGACTAGATGAGATTGACCCTCGTTTATACCCACTTTATAATAAAATTATGTCGGCAAATGACTTAATGTATTTTACTGAAGAAGAACTAATTGATTCAATGGGAGGAAACGCAGCCGGATCATCAGGTGTTAATGAAGATGAAGAAGATGAAGATAAAGACTTAGTTATTGCAAATGGAGTTATTTTCCCAATATTATTACACGAATTAATTAAAGGTTTTGCTGCTATTCCAACAAGAGAACAATGGAGAGGAATGGAACCAGGAAAGGCTCAAGACGTAATGGGACAAACAGATGTATTCTCAAACGAAAAGATGCAATTTAGAGTAGGTGGGGGATTAATTACAAAATTAAGATTCCTTTTACCTGACGATTTAACGGTAAATATTGAAAATAGAGATTTATTACCTTTCTTTGAAAGATTACTTTACGCAGTTCCTGCTGAAGAATTCTTAAAAGAAATTATGGCTAATGTTGTTTCTGAAGATCCAAGAGATAATGAAAAAGCAAAAAGAAAATTTAATGAACTATTAGTTAAGGCAAAAGAAGATTACAAAAAATATAAAGGTGACGAGGCCGCTAAATCAGACTATGAAGATGATGAAGATGATGATGATATCTTATCTAAATTAGGTTTTTAAATTAAACTACAAATACTTAAAACCCCCTTTTATTAAAATAACTGGGGGTTTTGATATTTATATAGAAATGTCTTATGGGTTTAACTAAAGAACAGGTAATGTTGGAGTATGTGAAGTGTATGACAGACACTCCATATGCATTAAAAACATACCTACAAACATATGATAATACCGTTTCAAAATACGTACCATTGGAGTTATTTCCCGATCAGATATCGTTATTAAATGACTATGAGGAATATGAAGAGAATATTGCGTTAAAATATCGTCAGGCAGGTGTATCCACCGTAACTGCGGCATGGATATCAAAAAAATTAGTATTTGCTAAAAAAACACAACCTGAAAAAATTCTTATTATCGCTAACAAATTGGATACATCTATGGAGATGGCAAATAAGATACGTGCGTTTGTTGATCAATGGCCAAATTGGGTTGGATCTGGATTCTCAACTGATAAGAATTCACAAAAACACTATAAATTAACAAATGGGTCTGAGGTAAAGGCGGTTGCAACATCAAAAGATGCCTTGCGTGGTTTTACCCCTACAATTCTTGTATTTGATGAGGCGGCCTTTATTGAGGCCGACAGTGATTTTTGGGCGGCTTGTATGGCATCCTTATCCACAGGGGGTAAGGTAATTGTAGTTTCAACACCAAATGGTTATGATCCAATTTATTATGAAATATATGATCAGGCATTAAAAGGAATGAATAACTTCAAAATCTCTGAGATGTTTTGGTATAGAGACCCAAGATATTCAAAAGATTTATTTTTAGTTCCAACTGAAGATTTAGTTAAATATCTTCTTAATAAAGAAGAACATGATGAGAGTAAACACATATCCTTTGCTCACATTGACCCATTTAAAAGGGATTATGACGAATTAGATTCATATTTTAAAAAAGGATATAAACCATGTTCTACTTGGTATGAGAAAATGGTTAAAAAACTTAAATACGATAAAAGAAAGATTAACCAAGAGTTAAATTGTGAATTTTTAGGTTCAGGTGATAACGTATTTGAGAATACACAATTAGAATATATTAAAAATAACACCCTTATGGACCCAACAGGTAAA